GTCAGATAAAAAATTATGTTAAGGATATTAGTCCTACTACTTACGAAGAATTAAAAATATCAATAGATAATATTATTAAGAATAGAATAAAGAAAGAACATTTAAAAAACTATTTTAAATATTTATTCATACAAGCTAAAAATTATATTGATACTCATTAAAATGTCCCATTATTCAGTGAAAATGGTGTAATATTATAAAATATTAATATTATAAAATATTAATATTATAAAATATTAATATTATAAAATATTTATCTGATATATTATATGAACAATCAATATTTAGTAAATAAGTCTAATTATAGATTTTTAAAACAATATGGCGGATTTGATGGAAAGTGTATGAGAGATAAATTTAATGTATTTAGTAATAATTCAGGGCAATGTTATATAAATTCACTACTATCAATATTATTATATTCTGGGTCAAAAAATAAAATACGTTACGGTAATCAAACAGTTAAAGCATCTCCGGGAACAAGAGATATTATTCAAGAAGGTTTATCTAATATTATTAAAAAAAATGAATCAGATCGTGATGAATCTCGAGAATATAAAACATATAAAGAATATTCAGGGAATGATCCAAATAATAAATTTATACCATTTTATATATCTGGTGATAATATTCCTATTTTTATAAAATTGGTGGATAGATTTGTTAATACATTAGCATTAAAATTTTATGATAAATCCCAAGAAAGAAAAATACAAGATTCTATAAATTTATCTACACATCAAAGATTTAGACGCAATAGTACTGAAAATCTTCTTACAATTGAAGATATTATACAAAATATAATTAAATTGGGAATAAAAAATAAATACGATAAAGAAAAAAGACCTGCAGCTAATAAATTGGAACTATTTATTATTATTGAAATAATAAATTATGTATTTATGACTAGTAAAAAATATATTGTTATAGATATATATGATATTAATGATAATATGAATGTTCTAACAAATGATATAATTGATAACTCAATAGGTGTTGTATTCTATACAAAAAATCATGCAATATCTGCATTTACATGCAAGGGAGAACATTGGCTTACTGATGATAATTTTCTAGGTAGTATTCTTGATTGGAAGGAAAAAATAAAAACTATACGTGATAAGCGTAATAAAAAAATGTGGAATATATATAATCTTAATGATGAATATACTGTTGATAATTATCAATATACTGATATTATAGGTTTATATATGTTATCATTAAAAGAAGAGTCAATTGATAGTGATTGGTATACAGAATATAAATTAAAATACATTATACATTCAAATTCTGTTTTAGATTTAAATAGTAATATTGATACATATAGTGATATATCTGTTGCTTACAAATATATAAATTTTACAACATATTTTAATAATTTAGATGATAAATATTATTCAATCAAATATGATTCTGATTTTACATTATTAAATTATGCTATAAATTATGATATGGATAATTTATCTATACTATTGATAGATAAATTACCAGTAGAAATTTTAGTAATACCTGATGTAAATAATAAAACTCCGCTACATTCTGCTTTATATAAGCAAAAAATAGATATTGTAGATAGATTGATAGATAAACTTTCATCTGATAACTGTTCAAAAAAAGATAATTTTGGTAATATGCCGATACATATTGCTATTATGAATAATAATTATAAAATTATTCAAAAACTTATAGATAAATTACCCTACAATGTTCTTAATGTAAAAAATAATAGTGGTGTGGTACCTAGTGATTTTATTAACTTAATAAAATACTTAGCTAATTATGAGATTCAACATCAAAATTTGATGGATAATCAATCAGGTTATAATTCAGGGTTTGATTCAGGGTTTGATTCAGGGTTTGATTCGGATTTTTAATTATAATTATTTTATATAATTTATTATATGACCACACAAACAAAGTATGATTTATTTATTAAATATTGTAATTCTATTTGTAATTTAACAAATATATTGAACAAAACTGTTAAACAAAATAATTATGAACAATTACAAAAAATATTAAGTGATAAACAAAATCAAGATTCTATTCAAAAAATGTTTCAAATATATGAAGAGTATTCGGATATAAAAATATTTAATACAACTACTCCTAGAAAATTTTTATTAGCATGGATGATATATGGTTTTCCACATATAGTATTTGAAACTGATTTCAAAATAGTAGATACATATCCACATAATATTTGGATTAGTTGTAAGAATATGATTGAATATTTTATTAATATATGTGAGAAATCAATATTTGATTCAGAAAATTTTAATAATATTATTACAGATTATATTGAAAATATACAGTTTTTTATTCAAACAGATAAGCAATATATGATAAAAAAATTAGTCTCTGAATACTGTGAGATGGTAGAAACAATAAATTATATATCTGAATCAAAAAAATATGATTCAGAGCAGAAAAAGAATACTATTGAAGTTATCAATATGACAAAAAATAAAATTTTTAAATATTTGAAATTTTATGATAAACAGATAACGCATAATAATCTTGAAAAAGTAGCAAAATTTTCAATAAATCTAAATAAGCAAGTAATCAAGCAATATGAAAAAATTCTTGTAGATGATTTGATGAATAAAAATTTTATATTTTTATCCCAATTGATAGGTGAAATAAAAAATAATCTGATAAATTTTGGTTCTGATAGAGTTGATGTGGAAGAAAAACTTGATACAGAGTTTATCATACAATTGATTCAAACACAAAATATAGAATATCAACATATTGATGCATATGGAGACTATTTGAATCAACAAATAAATAAATTACAAAGTTCTGCAACCATACAAGATACCAATCAGAGGTGGTTAGATATAAATAACAATAAATCTGATTATAATATTTATCAATATATATCAAAAATTATATTTAATACATTATATGAGTTGGAGCAAATAAAGCTTAATATTTGTAGCTTACAAACAATTAGTTCTATTGGTATAAATATATTTAATTTATAATACTAAAAAAAAATATTTATATAATATATGTATCAGAGAAAGTATAGAAAATATACTGAAAAATTGAATCAATTGATAGGTGGAGGAGCTCCTATTAAAATAGGAGATAATGATTCTTTATTACAATTTATTCGAGAAAGAATAGAAAATAGAACAACAACTGTTAAAAAATATTGTGTGATATTATTTGGTCCACCTGCATCAGGTAAAACACTAGCTAAAAAAATAGCAACCGCTTATATAAATAAATATTATGACCAACAAACTACTTACGAAGAAATAGCTAAATCATTTATTGATTGTAATCTAGATGATATTGTTTATGATATTAAAATTGATACAAAAACTGTTAAAGACACATTGTTACAGATTACAAATGATACATTATTTGGTAATCCATCTCAAGCTATCGCACAATCAGGAGATGCTGTTGCTGCTGCTGATATGCTAAGCAAAATAAGTTTTACATCTAAATCACCAGGTTCTACATCTCAATCACCAATTTTTGCATCAGCTGTTCCTCCTAGTTTTCCATCAGCAGTTAATATAAGTGATGCAGAAAAAATAGTTCTAGCTAAACAACATATAGATACGTTGGTAGGAAAAACTGGAGATGTATATTTTAAGAATAGATCAAATGGTGATAAATTATCTGAATTATTGCGATATGTTGCTGCTTTTTTAGGACATAATTTGTATATAGAGATTGCAACTCCACAAGAAGATTATCTTAAAAATATAATATTTACTTTTTGTGACTGGTATCAATATATTCCTATCATCATATACCCTTTTACTAATAATCCTGATATATTATGTGAGAGAATGTATAAAAGAGGTATTAGTGAAGGTAGATTTTTAAAATGTGAAAATGTACCTTATGGTATAAAAAGAATAATGATAAACGATTTAAATTTTTATCCGATATTAAAAGAAATTATACCAAAAAATACAAATAATATGGTTCTAATGTACAATACAGACATTAACGAATCAATACGTTCTGAACTAGAGTCATATAATATATCAAATTTTGATACATATGTATTAGAATTGATAAATAATAATCAATTAATTAAAAGTATTCCTAATTTTATTGATATAACTCGAATTACTTAATGCGATTATATGGTATGTTTTTGTTTCATAATTTATAATATAATGTTTTTATTATCTGGAGACCGGATGTATGTGGTGGTTGGATTGGTGATTTGTTTTATTATATTTTATTTTATTATAGACTATAAGATTAAGAATTATGTTAAAAGCGAACTTATTCGAATTGATAAAAAGAAATCAAAACATATAAAAAATAATACTATCAAACAACGTATGATGCTACCACAACCAGATATTATAGGTGATGCGGATAGTTATGTAGATCCGATTGCTAGTAATGATGAAAATGAAAATCCAGAAGCTATTGAAGAACCGGTAGAATTACCTTCTAAAAATAATAGATTAAAAAGAGAATCTATTGGAATGCGAGACCTCGAGGATGGCATGAGATAAATTGTATTGAATAAAATCAATATATTGGGTAAAATCAATATATTAAATTTTCAATACTTTAATATTATGGGTGATAAATCTGATACTTATATCCTGCTTTTGATACTGGTTGCAATTTTGGCATTTTTATATTTTTATCAAGATAAATTATTTGACAAAATATCTGAATATAGAGGCAATAAATATATGAGTAAACCTACAACAAAAAAATCTAAGAAAAAAATATATCATACAGAAGATACAGAAAGTATAAAAAGTTTTTCTACAATTTATTCAGAGAATACCAATCATTCAATTCAAAGTAATGGTTCATATTGTTCTCTCAATTCTGATGATGTGAACAAATTATCTGATATATCTGACATACAATCTGTAGCTGATTCTGATATGAGTATAATGAAAGATTAAAAAATTGAAATAAAAAGACTTAGACGGATAACAATACATTTATACTATAAATCAAATGAGCAAAGTATCTGAATCTAATAAACAAAAATTTTTTCCCAATGAAGAAACTTGTCGTCTTGGACTTACATTTAATGTTAAAACAACAAAAAATTGGCTAAGAACTCATTTGAAACGTCATAAAATTGAATCAAAATCAGAGGATAAATCTGATAATGTTAAAATTTTTGGGTCTCATTCAATGCTAACAGCTGCCGACCAAGTTGTATGTTTGTTGCTTGTAAATTTATCAGCAGGTAGGGCAAAAAAAGAAACAGCAGGTATTTATAAAATTACAGAAGATTTGATGATTGATAGTATTCGATTAAATAAGGATTTTAATTTTGTATTTGGGAGATTTTTAGATACATATGACTCTCAACAAAATTATGAAGCACAGCTTTTATTGCCACGTAAGATTGTTACAAAGTTTTATGAAAAATATGCGTTTGATGGTGGAAATTCTAATATTAATCTATCAGAGGATGCGTATAATTTTCTAATGTATGTTATGTTGAAGAATCGTATTATGTTAGTTGAAACGGCATTTTATATGTCTCAATATGCGAAAAAGACTAGTGTGGATGATAGAGCAATACTTTATGCTGTTAAGTCTCATTATGTAGGAGAATTAGGAAAATCTATGTTTAAAAAACTAGAAGAAGTTTCACGTATGCTCCGTGGAGTAAGTGATAAAGATGAAGAAGTGGAGGTTGATGTGGAAAAAGTAAAAGAGTCTGAATCTGAAGAATCAGATGAATCCGATGAATCAGAGGAATCTGAATAATTTTTTATATAAAATTTGAAAATATTATCAAATAAATATTAGATGAATATGATATTATACATCTAATATGAATATATTTTTTCAAACAGAAGAAGAGAGAACCAAGACTAGTCAAGAAACTAATTATAAAAGAATTATATCTGAAGGTGTTAAAAAATCGATTATTTCTTTGTATGAGTATTCTTATCTGGTGGGTTATTTGGAAGATGGTGGAACTGTGGTGGGAGCTGAAAAATTTGTCAATCTAATAAATAAATTTTCTGACAACGAGTTATCTATAATTATAAGTAAAATGTATTCTCATATATTTGATTATGTGGAAAATAAAATTCAAATAAAAACAGATAATTTGATTGATAGAATTATTATTGATAAAAAAGAACAGATAGTATTTCGAGAAGGTCAACTCAATGCAATTAAAAATATCTTTAATTTTTTACCACAAACAGATATCAGAACATACGGATTGTATGGATTTGCAGGTTCAGGCAAAACAACAATTATTATCCAAACAATTACATTTTTATTAAAACATAAATTAATTCGAAGTGTGGTTTTATCTGCTCCAACCAATAAAGCAGTAAATGTGATGAAAGATTTATTCAAAGGATACTTGAAAGAAATATATGAGACATATTTTGTCAAAGAATTTGATAACTCAGATAATGCGATAGATAAATTATATGAGATTGGAATCCGAATAGATTTTATAACAATTCACAAATTACTAAAATTTGAATTGGATTTTGGAACATCTGGTGAAATTATGTTTATAAGAAGTAGTACAGATAGTTTGATTTCTCAATATGATATTGTAATTATTGATGAATGTTCAATGATTCCAATTGGAATTGTTGATGAAATATTTTTAGAAGTTGAAGCAAAAGATAAATTTAAAAAAATTCCAAAAATAATTTTCTTGGGTGACCCCGCACAGCTACCACCAGTTGGCGAACCACATAGTATGATATTTATGAAAAATATAATATCATCTGATAATTATGTTGCAAAAATGATTGATAGTGGTATTTCTGAAAATGTATTAAGAAAAAAATACAATATGTTGGTTAAACATATTATTGATATGCCAACCACTACTTTGAATGAAGTTATGAGAAGCAAATCAGATTCTGTTAAAAATGTTTGTTTGCAAATAAGATTATGGACATGCGGTGAAATAAAATTTCCAGATTTAGCTCAATATATTGATAATAAGTTTGTCAAAGCATATGAGTTGAAACCAAGAGTTAGAAAGATTAAAACTAATTGGTTTAAAAAATGTTTATCATATCATAAACAAGGTGAGAATTGTCAGATTATTTTAACATGGACAAACAAACAAGTGGATCAATATAATCTAACAATTCGTAACACTATATTTGGTTCAGATAATATTGAAAGATTTATGATAGGGGATATATTGATGTTATCAGATTTTCATATGTTGGATTCAGAAAAAAAAGATTTACTGTCCGATGGTGTAAAATTTTATACATCTGAGCAAATTAAAGTAGTTGGTATTGAGAAAATAAATAAAAAAATAGATTTATTTGCATCTCAACTAAGTAAGAGTGCAATGAAATTACAAAATAGTAAAAGTTATCAAAATACATACAAAAATTCAATTATAGAATTAAATGATTTATTAAACAAATCATACTATTGTTGGAAATTATCTGTTGTTAAGCTATCAAACCAAAAAGAAAATATGACAAAACATATTATATATATTATTCATGAAAAAGACATTGAAAAATATAAAAAAGATAATATGTTGGTTGCTAATACGATTAGTATTATGAGACAAAAACTAATCATAGGATTTAGTAATAAAAAAGACCAAATTGATACCCATATTATCAAACCCTTATGGAAATCTCATCATAAAATTTTAATAGAACCATTTGCTAATGTTAATTATGGATACGCCATAACATGTCATAAAGCACAAGGTTCTAATTTTTATAATGTGTTTGTTGATATGGATGATATTATAAAAAATCCAAATGAAGCTGAAGCCAAACATTGCTTATATACAGCTCTAACACGAACATCTAATAGATTATATTTGTTGTTAAAAAAATAATCTTTATTTATTTAATAATTTTTTTTCAAGTAATATAATACAAGCAATACTGCTAATGCAAATAATACTATCATAAAATATGATGAGTAATCACAACTACCATCAAAATGTTCAATATTTTTACCCAACAGCTCAGAGTATTCGGGATTCATATAAGATTCAACGGGTGCTTCCACATATGAGTAATCGGATGATGGTGTAAATTTGGATGTGTATGGTGTGGATTCAAACTCAGTGGGATTGGTTGAATCAAGGTCATTTACCTGATTAGCTGGATAAGCAAAAAATGCTTGTCGGGGAGTTAGAAAATCAGATTCTGTGGATAATTTGGCTTGTTGGGCATCATATGTATTGACACCTGGTTGAAAACTATTATCTGAATTTAGCGTGTAATTAAATTCGTTGTTGGACATTATATACTTATATGCGAAAAATAAATTATTTGATAATTAAAAAATTATCATAACACTTAAAATGATATATAATTGATAGTATTATAAAATGTATACTTACAGTTGGGATAATCAGACATCAAAAAATTTGGATAATCAGTCATCTAAAAAGAGAAAGTATTCTGAAGATTCAGATACAGAATCATCTGAAAAAGGGAAAAAGTATGAGTTGGTTGACCCGATGATTTTCAGTAGCGGAACAGAAATACATTTTACAGCTGATATTAATAAATTTTCTATTGAACTTTTGATTAAAGAATTTACTAAGATTATTGATGCAAATGATGACCCTAATAGTATGGAGATTAAGTATATAGTAGATAGTCCGGGTGGATGTGTGACATCAATTCTTAAATTTACTGATTATATTCGTATGGTAAAACGCAAATATCCGAATATGAAAATTATTTCGGTTGCAACGGGTTTGATTGCAAGTGCGGGAACAATAATGTGTATTATTGCTGATGAGAGATTGATGACTAAGAATGCTCATGCAATGATTCATGAGTTGGCGGCTGGAAACTCTGGAAAATATACTCATTTACAATCTCATTCTAAATTTTTACTACATCTTCATAATGCATTGACTGATATTTATGTTGCAAAAACTGGCAAGACATTTGAAGAAATTGAAGCATTGTTGATTAAAGAGACATGGTTTGATGCTAATGAATATTTGGCAGGAAAATTTGTTGATAGTTTGATTTAATTATTTTTTTAGGTTTTTATAAAAAAATAATAAGTTTTCGCGTTTGGTGCTTTTCAGTATAAATCTTCAATTATTTTATAATAACAATGAGTCGTATTTCCAGATATCAAGATAGTATATCTAAATTTATAAAATCAAAATCTTGTTATTCCCAATTAATAAAAGATAATAAATATATAGAATCAATATTAAATTTAAATAATCATATTAGTTCGATAATATTACTTACCATTTTAAATAATCAGTATAAGAAAAGAAAAATAAAGACATCACATGGATACTATATGGCGGCTGGTATAAATCTAATGATGATGATGGTTTATGTAGGAGATAATTTGAAGTATTTTGAATCATTGTATGGAGAATTAAATATTAGAAATTTTATGATTGAATCACCAATTCATATATTGGGATGTTTGGTTCAAAATATAGAATTATTAGAGAATATATTTGATATTCAAAATGTATTAAAAATAGAAAAAAAGGTAACAAATTATATTTATAAAAAACTACTTTGTTTGACAAAAGTTGAGAAATTTGAGAGTGAGAGATATACAAATAAATGTGATGTGATGGGATATCGATTTACTAACAATATATCTATTGAAAATAAGTATCGAAAGATTAAAAGATTGGATAAAAATAATTTGATAGATTATGTGATGAATAAATATGGTTCGGTTTGTCAATGTGCTTTTGTGATTGGTTGGTTGTTTGGGTCAGGAGATGATAAAATGATTGATAAGTATGAAAAGATTGGAAATCATTTGGCGATGATAATAAAACTTGCTATTGATTTTGAAAATTTAGAAAGAGATATTGTAAATTGTAATGAGTATTCATTAAATCTAATTATAAATCTTGGAGTATATGAATGCTTTACATTATTTGATGAAAATAAAATAAAATTATTAGAGTATTGTTTTACTCTTGATATTTATACAATAACTATAAAAGAAGTTATTGATTATGTGGAAAGATTATTTGACCAACAATTACAAAATGTGGATCTTGATTTAAAATCTCAATATTCTGATATGATTGGAAAATAAATATAATCATATATTATAAATGGGAATATTAATTGATGCGATTATTGCACTACCAATTGGTATAATATACAATATGTTGGTTCATCAGATTGGTGAAGCATCTAATGGAAATATGGAATATAATGAAAAATTACAAAAAAATTTATTAGTTACATTTGTTGGAGCGATTGTTGCTTTTATGTTAGCATATAGTTTTTTCTCCAAAGGAAAATATAAGAATCGGAGCGTAAGATTTGGTCTTTATTTAGGAACCGCTCTACTAATACTTCACAGTATTGGATATAATTGGAATATATTGAGAAATGATACAAAAATTATTGTGATGTGTATAACACTAGGAATACTTATATGGTACACTATAGTTAATGCGAGTCATACAGAAGGTAAAAAAAAGAAAGTTAAAGATGATGAAGATTATTTGAGTGCAACATATATAAATTATCCTAAAGAAAATTTTAGGAAAGAATAATATGAAACATATATGGAGGAGGTATAGCCGGATTAACAGCCGCTCATGAATTAATAAAACAAAATTATAAAGTTACTATTATAGAAAGAAATAATGAGGTTGGTGGTTTAGCAAGAATAATTTAATATCTATTGATAAAATAGGATTTTATTTAAGTATAAATAAAAGTTTTGGTAGATGTTCAAAAGATAATATAGAGAAATCAAAAAATAAAATAATTTATATTCTTCCATATAACGCAAAATTAAATCCAATAGATAACTTTTTTAGTCAGATAAAAAAATTAATTTTTGGAAGCTACCAAGTGAGCCTTTTTGGTGCACTTATGATTCTCGCAAAACCAACACTCAGGTTTGCTGGATGGTACAGCACTTGTTGGCTTGGGAGCTGACTCGACAGGTTCATGAGCCAAAAGAGTTTGTGGAGGAGTCGAACAAACAGCTTTGGAGGGAACAGACAGACTTGGTGAAGCCTTGTGTTTGTGGCAATTACCCTTGTAGCAATACCAACAGCCATTGGGATTGAGCATCTCAAAATGTTGTCGTTTACCACACGTACCAAGCTTACAATGTTTGCAGGAAGTTGGCTCGGGAGCTGACTCGACAGGTTCATGAGCCAAAAGAGTTTGTGGAGGAGTCGAACAAACAGCTTTGGAGGGAACAGACAGACTTGGTGAAGCCTTGTGTTTGTGGCAATTACCCTTGTAGCAATACCAACAGCCATTGGGATTGAGCATCTCAAAATGTTGTCGTTTGCCACATGTACCAAACTTACAATGTTTGCAGGAAGCTGACTCGACAGGTTCATGAGCCAAAAGAGTTTGCGGAGGAGTCGAACAAACAGCTATGGGAGCCACAGAAGAAGTTGTAGAAATCGAGAGTTCGGGTTGATTCCACTTCTTGTTGATGGCTGATACATCATGAACAAATCTACAGTTCTTGCGTGTACAGACTCCGTGAACATAAAAGATGCACATGTTTTTTGGCAAGAATTCGAACAAACCCTTGTTAGTTGGAGTGTGAGAATTTGTATGATGACAAGTTGCTCCATATTCACATACTCCCTCTGTGAGCCATTCCACACACAATTCATCAGATTGTTGAGACTCTTTGCAAACTGGTTGGAGGGGGGTAATGGGTTGCTCGGAACTTGACAAGAAAATGAACTCTTTGGCATTCAAATTGAGACCAACAGATGGGGGGAGCTTCGACGGTTCCTCACGAACAGGTGGGGGGAGCTTCGACGGTTCCTTACGAACAGGTGGGGAGAGCTTCGATGGTTCCTCACGAACAGGTGGGGGGAGCTTCGACGGTTCCTCGCAAATCGATTTCCCATGGATAGCTTTTTTCAAGAAAAAAAGCACAAAAACAATAGCAACAACAACAACTACAACCAAATCAGACATGGTGATATTGAAAACTTGAAAATCTGTTAAATTTAAAGTATTATAATATGTTATATACGATATTATAATATAAATATATATTCAATTTTTTATAATCAACATCTATCTAACAAAAACCATTTTTGTTCCCATTCCTAATTGAGGCATATCATCAAGACTTACTGGAATCTCATTATATTTGGTGCCAAAAGTTTTAAATAATTGCTTACGTTTCATCCATACCACAATAACCAATACTACTAAAAATAAAACAAATAATGTTTTTTTGGTAAACTTTGGTTTAAGCATAGCTAGATAGTTGCTGGAAGCTTTTGGTGCTGGTAATTGTGGTTTAAGTTGTGGAGGCTGATAAGTATCATCATACCCGTCATCATATAATACATTGTTATACAGATTTGCGTCATCTAAATTTAGTAGTGCCATATTAATAATATAATTGGTAGATATAATTTTATAATTAACTATATTTCTTTTTTATATTATTAGATTATGAGCAATATATTTTGTGGAATTGGAGATGTTCCAAAGGGAAAAAAACGTGGTTCAATGGCTCAATGTGCAGAAATGGGTCAAATACGATACTATGGTGTTAAGAAAGTAGATCAGAAATTAATATCTGGTGTTATCAAAGACAAGAAAACTAGAAGTAGTTTAAAAAAAACTACTGTAGATAAAAAACTTGAATTATTATATACATCGATGGCTTCTGCTACTGGACAAATTACAAAACTAAAAAAACAAATTGCTGCAGAAAAAGATGCTAAAGAAAAAGATAAATACAAAAAAGAACTTGCAAAAGTAGAGAAAAAATTGCAAACAATCAGAGAACAAATTAGTGATATTAAGAGTCAATCAAAAAAGAAAGTTTCAAGAACAAGTAAAAAAATATATTGATAATAAATAAAATTATGTTGTTAGAAATATGGTCTATTGTGTTTTGATATATTAGAATTAGTAAACATATAATATTTATTTTTTACATTAGATATGTTCCATGAAGTCAAAGATTGGTCAAAAATAATGCAATCATAAAACATTGCATACATATCTTTTACATTTGATGTATTCCATTGTAAAGGTTGATTAAAATTAATACACATTCTGAACATATAGCTCATATCAGTTACTTTAGATGTATTAAATTCTAAAGGCTGATTAAAATTAGTGCATCTGAAAAACATACCTGACATGTTAGTTACATTGGATGTGTTCCATACCAATGGCTGATTAAAATTAGTACATCCATCAAATATATGTTCCATATGAGTCACATTAGATGTATTCCATACTAACTGTTGATTAAAATCTGTACATCCATCAAATATATGTTCCATACGAGTCACATTAGATGTATCCCATACTAACGGTTGATTAAATTTAATGCAGTTAGTAAACATATAACGCAGATTATTTACACTTGAAGGTAATATTTGAGGAACAGTAAAATTATTTACACATCCATTAAAAGCAAATGCTAAACTTTTAAATTTATTGCCAAGTTTACCAAAAGATATTACTTTTGTCAAATATTCTTTGTATCTTTTAAAACCATAATAGCCATGGTCATCACCAAATCCAAATATACCTAATCCAAAAAATCTAATATGATAATCTTTGGTTTCATCATTGGCTTTGTATTTATGAATGTTAGTATTATGTGTTATATGATTGTCTCCCCACATAACATAATATCCTAATTCATCTTGAGGTTTTGTTTCTACAATGGGTAGGGTTATTGTTATTTCTTTTCTTTCTGGAATTCTAAGAATTAGTTCAAATTCAACATCATATTCTTCATGAGCAATGCAACTAACAATATATTGTAAAGCATTTAATGGATTTCCATCACTTATATTGATTGCTTTTTGTATTAATTCTTTTTGGTCTTCTCTGTAATTTATATTATGATTAATAGGATTGACAAAATCCAAATTATTCATAAGTATATTTAATCTTGTTGTTATATTGATAAATAAATAAAATATCAATTTTTACATATTGTTTGCTAAATCAATTTTACGAATAATTTTTTCTATTTTATCTACATTAATTAGATATTTTGGTTTAACTATTATTTTTTCATTTTTTTCTATTCCATTTATTTTTTGATACATATAATTATAATTTTTTATTTTAATATCTTCTATTGATTTTTTGTAATTATCTATAATAAATCTAAAACATTTATTTATATACACTATTAGTATAGCATCATAATTTAGATGTACATTAAGTAGGTTTAATGGATGTCTAAATGATTTACGCAATTTATTTTTACTGTTTAATAA